TATTGAACACAAAGATGGTTCAATAACTACAATGCTCAAGGCAGAGTATGACCGCCAAGAAGCGGAACAATCCACACCAATAGTTACAGATGCAGACTAGCTACAACGGCTGGCCAGCATCTAAGGAGCAGGCTGAGATAGGCGTTAAGCCTTTTAAGGTAGAGGGTACAAGCCTTAAAATACGCTGTGCTGAAAAGGTAGCGCCTTTGCTTATTAACTTTGCTAAAGAGTTTAACGAGCTAATAGAGCCAATAGAGGGCGGCACGTTTGATGATTGGGGCTATGCCTACAGAGACGTAAGAGGTGTGGTAGGCAAACTAAGTAACCACGCTAGCGGCACGGCCATAGACCTAAACGCAACTAAACACCCTTTAGGCAAGGTAGGCACGTTCGATGCAGCTAAGGTGCCGATGATTAGAGCCCTAGCTAAAAAATACGGGCTAACCTGGGGCGGGGATTGGACTAGAAAAGATGAAATGCACTTTGAGATAGCACTAAGCCCTGAAAAAGTCACGGCTTTAATTACTAAGTTAGGATTAGAAAATGCCAACTAGCGCACAGGTAACAGTAACAACAACAGCCACTTTATTAGTAGCAGCTAACATTATGGATCAAACCGTATGGCTACATAATCTAGGCGGCGGCGCCGTGTATTTAGGCGATGCTAACGTAACCACAGCTAACGGATACAAGTTAGATAATGGCGATAAAATGCAGGTGCCTGTAGGCGATAATGAGGGCCTCTACGGTATTACGGCGTCATCAAGCCATATTGTAGCTGTGTTAAAACAAGTCAACTAAGGGGCATTTAGGAGCAATACAATGAAAGAGCAACTAAAGGCTGCGGCCTTGTCTTACCTACGTGCGGCGCTTGCTTGCGTGGGTGCGTTATACCTTAGCGGTATTACAGATCCTAAAGTACTAGCTAATGCTTTTCTTGCTGGGCTAATTGGGCCAGTACTTAAAGCTATAGCACCTAATGAAAAGCAACTCGGAATAGGCGCTAAGTAGGATGTCACAAGCCCAGGCATACATAGCCGTAGCTTTGGGGATTGCTACGCTTTCAGGGCTTATGGCTGGGCTTGTGCGTCACCTTGTTAAGTATTACCTATCTGAGCTACGCGATGACGGCAACGGCGGGCATAACCTTAAAGGTAGGGTTGAGCGTATAGAAATCCGCGTAGATAAGATTTACGAGCTGTTGCTAGAGGAGAGACTAGCTAAGTAGGGCGTGTCGCGTTGCCTTTTGTCAGTAGCTAGGTTCATACTTTAACTACACACGCCGAGAGGGCTACTCGGATAAGTAGCGCTTCGGCCTTAACAAAGGGCGAAAGATGAACAGTTTAGATCTAATAGTGGTGGGTATGGTTTGCCTGTTTATGGGCTTATTTATCTACGCAGCTTATGAAATGGGTTACAAAGTAGGCCTGGGTGAAGGTTACCTACGTGGCCGTAATATCGCTAAGGCGCTAAAAGAAGCTGAGGCTAAGCGATGAGTAATTTCTTAGAGGGCTACGAGGATGTCAACGCCAGGATTATCAGAGCGCGTGCCGAATATCCGACCCTACGCCTTGTTGCTTATATCGAGGATATAGACATAACAAAAGGTTATATTTTGGTTAAAGCTGAGGCCTACAAAGAGTACGAAGATCACCTACCTAGCGCGGTTGATTATGCTTTTGAGATGCGTAGCGATAGAGGCGTTAACCTGCACTTTTGGGTAGAAAACGCAGTAACAAGCGCCTACGGGCGTGTTATTGGTTTGCTGACACCTGGCGGTATTGCCCGTAGTACTAAGCAGGATATGGAAAAGGTAGAGGCGCTTAGTACTAAAGACGTGGCACCTGTTAGCGATGATCTATGGGCTACTACACCCGTAGCACAGACCATAGAGGCAGTTAAAAACGAGCTAGGCGGCATCTACCTACAAGGCAAACCTGAGTGTAAACACGGCGCCCGCGTTTGGCGTACAGGCACTAGCGCCAAAACAGGCAAAGAGTGGGGCAATTTTAGCTGTATCGAAAAGAGCAAGGCAACACAATGCGACCCTATTTGGTATATGCAGACATCTACAGGTTGGGCGCCCCAGGTATGAGCGATCAATACGAGTTAATCAACCTCAAAGAGATGACAGGCAAACTCTTTGTTAACGGTGAGTTAGCAGCTGAGTACAAGGTTGAACAATGCGATAAGTGCGCCCTGGTGGCACAGCTAGATAAGTTTGGCTACCAAAAAAACAGCTTTGAAAACATCATATGGTTTTGCAAAGGCTGCCGATGATAGACACAGAGCAAAAGCTATTTAACTACATCAAGGGCCGATACTTAGAGGATCTAATTAAGTCATCTGACCAGTATGAGTACCACGATGCCACTAGCACCCTGTATAGGCTGCACATAGAGCTAAAGTGCAGGCACACGCATTACGATAACCTGCTCATAGAGCAAGAAAAGTATAATGCGCTAATGCAACAGGCCGAGCGCTTAGGCTTTACGCCCTTTTACGTTAATGCCACACCTAAGGGCATTTACGCCTTTAACCTGCGTAAGATAACGGTAAAGTGGTCAGTTAAAACGCTGCCTGCTAAAACAGAGTTTGACTCTCAGGGCCAGGTTGATAAGACCGTGGCCCTTTTGCCTATCTCAGAGGCGGTGCAGTTATGAGTGAGTCAATACGTTTTGAGTGCCGCAGCTGTAAAAAGATAACAGAGCAGATAGAGCGCATAGTTACAGATAACCTGCCTGCTAACGTAAAGGTCTTACAATGCAAGGTATGTAGCAAAATGAGCGTTTGCCTATTGGTTACTTATGCCGATGTATGAGTATGAGTGTATTAGCTGCTCAATACGCTTTGAGGTTCAGCGATCTATCCACGATGTAAATATACCTAAGTGCTGTGGCTTTGATATGCGCCGTATTTATGACCCAGTAGGTGCCATATTTAGGGGCACAGGTTGGGGTGGGTCTAAGTGAGGACTCAGATTACTCATATATGCGATTGTGGTAAAACCTTTGACATTGACAGTAAACGGCCTTTAGTAGCTGTAACTATTTTGCAAGTGTCTATCAAAAACCACTCAGAAAACTGTGAGTTAGCTTGTGGCAACGATGCTAAATAGTTATCCACAGGAGTTATCCACAGCCGGCAAAAACCTGTGTACGACACGCAGGCGATACGCTCAAGTTATCCACATACTCGTTAGTAGCTTGACACGTACGCTAGCATCACAACTCGCTGGCGAGCCGCTGAGGCGGATAGCTCGCAGGCGATGTTTGGTGCTTGTGGGGCTGTATTGTGTAATTGGGATTACGCCAGCAACGGCTTACGATCCAAACGTAGAAGCATATAAACTTTATTCTCATATGAAGTTATTAGATGATAAGTCTTATAGGTGTTTAGTCATATTGTGGCGTATGGAAAGCCAATGGAACCCTAAAGCCAAGAACCCTAAGAGCAGCGCATACGGCATACCTCAGCTGTTAAAGATGAAAGAGACTAACCCATATAAGCAGATAGACTTAGGCTTAAAATATATTGCTAAACGTTATGGCAATCCTTGTAAGGCTTTAGATCATCATAAGAAGGTAGGGCACTACTAATGGCTAATCGTGGTGACCCTAGACTAAAGCGCGCTTATCGTGACGGCTTCCGCACCAAGATACTGCAGCGTGACGGGTACGTATGCTTTTACTGTGGCCAAGATGCAGACCAGGTTGATCACGTTATCCCAATCTCTAAAGCGCCTGAGTTAGTAGTCAGTCCTGATAACGCAGTAGCCTGTTGTAAGCGTTGCAATACACGCAAGGGAAATCGGTCACAGGGCGTTTTTTTAGCCACAAGCGCTACCCCCCCTGTCTTTTCTTCCTGTTTATCCCCAAAAACGTCTGTAATGACCCAGCAAGGCCCTTGTGCTGGCCAACCCAAGCAGGATGATAAGTAATGGCAACCAAAGCTAGCCAGCCCTTACGAGGGGCGGTAAGACCACGCCTAGAAAATAAACCGCTGAAAGGCCCCAGCCGAGGCGATGAAGTTGCACAGCTAGCAGAGGATATTGGCCTGCCGCTTTTGCCCTGGCAACGCTACGTAATGCAGGATATGTTGACGATAGATAAAAATAAAATGTTTGTGCGTAAAACTAATCTGCTTTTGACCTCACGCCAACAGGGCAAAAGTCACCTGGCGCGTATGCGTATCCTGGCGGGCTTATTCTTGTTTAACGAGCGTAACCACGTGGTCATCTCCTCAGCACGATCTATGGCATTAACTACCTTTAGAGAAGTGGCACAAGCTATAGAGGATGCACCTATCCTAAAGAAAGAGCTTAAGAGCATCCGCTACGCCAACGGTAATGAGGCCATAGTATTAAAGTCAGGTGCGAGGTTAGATGTACGTGCAGCTACACGTGACTCAGCCCGTGGTGCTACGGCAGATTTTCTATTTATAGATGAACTACGAGAAGTTGACCAAGTTGCCTTTGCAGCTGCTATGCCAGTAACTAGGGCACGTCCAAACGCCCAAACCCTACTGGCGAGTAATGCGGGCGATGCTTTTAGCGTGACCTTAAACGAGCTACGCGAGCGATGCCTGGCGCATCCGCCCGAGTCGCTAGGTTATTACGAGTACAGCGCGCCACAGTTTGCAGCGCTAGATGATCGTAAAGCGTGGGCGCAAGCTAACCCAGCCTTAGGCATATTGGTCACCGAAGCCTCAATACAAGAAGCGCTAACTACACAAACTACAGAGCAATTTAGGACAGAAACGTTATGCCAATGGATAGATAGCCTACAATCGCCGTGGCCCCACGGATCTGTTGAGGATGCCAGCGACATCAACTTAAAAATGGCACCTGGGCCTTTAACTGTTTTTGCTTTTGACGTTAGCCCAAGCCGCCGCGATGCAAGCCTCGTTATGGGCCAACTATTGCCTGACGGGCGCATAGGTGTAGCTGTATTAGATACCTATAGCTCACAAGTAGCAGTAGATGAATTAGCTATAGCTGCAAGTATTAAAAAATGGGCCGATATGTATTACCCACGTATGGTTTGTTATGACAAGTACACCACGGCATCCATAGCCCAGCGTTTGCAAAATGCAGGCGTACAAACGCGAGACGTATCAGGGCAGAGCTTTTATACAGCTTGTTCAGACTTTCACGATGCCCTAGTTAATGACCGTTTAAGGCATAGCGGGCAGGATCTATTGATACAACAAATGGCAAACTGTGCAGCTAAAATAACACCCGATGCTTGGCGTATTGTGCGCCGTAAATCGGCTGGCCCCGTAGATATACCTATTGGCCTAGCTATGGTAATTCACATCCTGGCACAGCCTGTATCTGAGGCTAAAGTTTACGTTTAGACACGCCGAGGGTGTGTATAACTTTACACCTGTGGATAACCTATAATCCGCCCTATGGGTCTATTGCAAACTTTTGGTTTAACTAAAAAAGATGTTACCGCCCAGCTAGCCCCTGCCGTTATGTCACAAGGTTACGGCGCTGGCGTTTATAGCTACGGCGGCCTTTATGCAACTGGCAACGGTGCCCCGTTTATGGATCGTTTTACAGC